ATGGTCCGAGTGGCGAGACTTGAACTCACGGCCTCTTGACCCCCAGTCACCGAAAAACGACGGAATATCAACGGGAAATCGTTCGATGGGGGTAACGAGGGGGTAACAGAAAAACTATATCGCATCGGTGATTTTTCGAAGGTCGGTGAGGTTGACATCCTGATAATACCGCAGCATTTCGGGGCTTGCGTGACCGATCAGCTCGAGTTTGTCCTTGTCCGATGCCTGAATGTTTTTCATCAGCGTCGCGAACGTATGACGGCATGTATGGGGGGAATACTTGTGCCGCTTGTTTTCGATTGGATTGTCAATGCCGATTGCCTTTAATGTGGGATAGAAAACCTCGTCGCGGAAATAGTCATACCTGAACGCTTTTCCTTCTTCGTTACAGAACAGCGCGCCGGATATCTTGTCTTTCGCCAGCCGGTCTATGATGGGCTGAATCTTGGGTGATATCGTGACGGTTCTATTCTTGCCCGCTTCAGTCTTGATACCAGCGCGAAGCACCTTTTCTTTCTTGTCGTAGTTATCAATCGACAGGCCGAGAAATTCTGTAGGGCGGAAGCCGAGGTAACACATGCAGTAGATATAGTCGGCGTATGGAATCACGCCGCACGCCTCTTTTATCTTCTCGATCTGGTCGGCATCAAAGCTCGCGCGCGGCGCGGCGTTTTCGCCGGTGACGGTGAGATACGGGGCCATACTCATAGGGGCATATCCGCGCGGAACGGCATACTTGTAGATCAGGCTGCACACGGTGCGCATATTCTTTTTCGTCTGTTTGGCGCGCGGGCAGTCATCAATGCATTCTTGGATGTCATCAATCTCGACCGCGGCCAGCTTCATAAATTCGATCGGTGCAAAATACTTTTCGGCAGCGGCGTAGCAATTCAGCGTGGACTTGTCGGCGCGATGCGTTGGGAACCAAAGCTCATATGCCTTGCGCCAAGTGATATCCTTTTCACGGGGCTTTTGCGTCCGCAGCATGGGGATATATTCTAAGGCTTCTCGTTTTGTGCGGAAGCCGCATTTTTTCGCTTTCACGCGGGTCAGCTTGCCGTCCTCTTCGCGGTAGCCTTTGGTGATTTCGGCTACCCATGAAGAGCCGCGCTTATAGACTGTGCCTGTCCCGTTGCCGCGCTTTGTGGCCTTGCGGTCGACGGATGCCTGCTTTTTCCCGCACATAGGACAAAACAGCGCGCCATCCGGCAGCGCTGCTTTACATTTGATGCAATTCGCCATGTCAGCCCCTCCAAAAACCATAGTCGGTGCAGTGCAGATCGATATACGCGCACCATGCGGCCAGCAGCACCACCGCGATGAACAAAATTAAAATCACACCGTTGCGGATACGTACGCCGCGCCGCATGATCTCGATGGTATCAGCCTTTGCATCCACATGGCGTTCCAACTCATCGTTTCGCGCCTGCAATGTTTCCTCTGTTGGCGTCAAGTGTTCGGAAATTCCGAATATTTCGTCAAGGGATATGCCGAGAGCCTTGCAGATCGGCGCGACGGTGTAAATGGACGGTGCTTTCGACAGTTTGGAAAAGAAGTTCTGCACGGTGGACAGCGGCACGCCGGAAGCGTCGGAAATGTCGTGGTAGGTCAGTTTCAATTCTTCTTTACGAAGTCTGCACAGCTCTTGGATGTTCATTTATATCACCTTAACTTTTCCGGTTTCCGACTACTTGGGGTGCCGAAAGTGGGTCTGTCGAACGCTGTCGAACGCCGTCGTGTTGCAAGGTTTTGGTATTGAAGTGGTAAGGTAAAGCGCGATAAGGTCAAAGCAAGCAGCGGCGACCGCTCCCCGCTGCTGCTGAAAAGCCCTCGCCGGTGTTGCAGAGACGGCGAGGGCTTTTACTCAAACCGCCTACGGCGCAGACTGCTGCGGCATTTTGCTATTAAAGTTTATGAGAAACCCTGACTTGCACACAGGGCAAGCGCTATACCCGAGCCATTCGCAAAACTTTGTGTTGTGCGATTGGTATGTATTTGCAGCTTTGAATACTGGGCAATCATATCTATGGTAGTAATTTGACCCGCTTACGATATACCCTGTCGTATAGTAAGTATCAGCGCGGTATGTTTCCAAGTCGGAAATCTCTGATTTAAGAGAGATGTTCGCACTTTTCAAATTGGAAATCTCCTGGTCTTTTCCCTTTAACTCGGAATCAAACTCTTTTTTCTCTGCATTCCATGCCAGAGATTGCCAGACATTCCCAGCGAGGCTCAGCGCAAGAGCGACAACAAGGCCAATCACCAGCGCTCGCGGCGCGGCCTTTTTAACCGGCTTTTCAGGGATGACGGCAGGCAGCTCCGGCCCTGACGGGACGGGATCAGGCGAAGCCGGAGCTGCCTGCGCGGTGGTGGCTGGTTGAACCGGCGGATAGTTGAACTTTTCAAAATAGCTTCGATTCCACCAATAGAAAATGCTGCCCCAAAGAATCGCAGGAGAAAAGCTGATGTCGTACCCATTAGAAAAATCATAGACGGAAAATGCAAATGCCAAAATAGCTGTATACCCAATGTGCAGCCATTTTAGAGCCTTTGATGAAATGGGGCCTTTTCGCAACCGCAAGAGAAGAGGCCCTGCGCCATATATGGAAGCAGTCAACGCGAGAGAGCCCAATGCAGACGCTACATTAAACGGCATAACATCACTTCCTTATTTTACACGGAAAACCGAAAGAACCAAGCTTACTATCTTCTTTATTACGCGGCGCTGGTATCGCGCGCGCTTTTCAAAATATTCCGGGTCGTTATACATTCCCATGAGAATCTACCTTCAATGAGAGATAATAGGTGAAATAACTTGAACGGAGGATACATAGATGAAAGACATCGACAGCGAAATTTTACAGGCGTTCCGCGATCTCAGCGACGAACAGAAACGGATCATTCTTGATTCTTTAGCGCCTGCAACTGTGCCAGCAGCATCTTCTTTTGATCGTCCGTAAGCGCGCGGACATATTCCATCAACTGAGATTCCATCGGGGAAAGGCCGACGTCCTTCGGGGCGGCGGCTTCTTTTTCTGCGCAGTCGTCCCCCATCAGCTCGGCAACGGGTACGTGGAAGTAGTTTGCGATTTTAAACGCGGTGGCATCCGTAATCCCCCCGCCATGTTTCCATCTTGTTACGGACGGCTTCCCAATATTAAGTTCGACAGCCACGCCAGACGGGGATTTTCCTATGGAATCGCAAAGTCTTACATAATTTTTATAAAAGGAGCTTGGCACATCCTTTAAATCCTCAATCGGGACAGAAAAATAATCCGACAGCCTGCGCAGTGTAATATCGTTTGGTTTCTTTCCGTTTTTCCACCCAGTCGCGGCAGCGTTAGAAAGTCCGATGGCTTCAGCAACATGCGATGGCGATTCCCCCTTTTGGGCGCACAAAGCCACAAATTTGTCATAAAACATAAAATGCTCCTCTGAAATTTATGCAAATCGGCAAAGTTAAAAAAGTATCTCAAATGTCGTTGACAGTTCGCAAAATTAACTGTATACTTAACTTGTGAGTTGCAAAAAGATAACACAAAACCAGACCCCGACGATTTATTCGTCCGTGTCAAGCTCTTATGTGGTTCGGCTATCTGCATAATAGCACGGTTAGTTAACTTATGCAACACCAAATTTGACTGCGGCAGGAAAAGGAAACCGCCCCGATGCGTGAGCATCAAGGCGGCTGCGGGGCGAAAATGTGCGAGTAGCTTCATCTTTTCTCCTGTGCGCTGACCTACTTTCGCCGGTTAGCTAAGGCGATGGCGGCAAGAGAACGAACGTCCTTGTCCTCGTGATGCATCAACTTGCCAGCAAGCGACGCGAGCTCGGACGAAGTATGTGCTGCGTTTCTCATGCGATCACCCCCTTTTATGGAGATAACCCCGCGAAAGCAGTATAGCAAACTTCCCTGCCACAGTCAACAAAATTAACAGAATGAAAAGGGAGGAATGGCTTTGCTTGAAGCATGGACTGGCCGTGCAGTCGGAAAGATGCACACCAACCGCATTTCGTTTGAAGAAGTCGCGGCTGAGATGGGCGTGACAAGAGCCTATATCAGCATGATCTTGAACGGAAGGCGCAAGCCGCCCGATGCGCGAAAGCGAGTGGAGGGCGCAATCGACGCGATCATTGAACGACGCGCCGAGGATAAGGAGGACGCATGACAGTGGAAGAAATGCTTGCATCGGACAAGCCGGTGCTGACACCAGCGGATATCGCGCCGGTACTCGGGCGGAAGCCCTATTCGATCAGCATTGCGGCGAAAGACCACCCCGAACAGCTCGGATTTCCGGTCAGCCGCATCGGAACGATCACGGTCATCCCGCGGCTTTCGTTCCTGAAATTTCTTGGATATGAGGTGGAGGCATGATCGACACGTTATTTTTCGGCGGTATTGCCGCTGCGGTGATCGCGCTGAACGGCTGCGACTTTACGACCTCCCTTGCCGTCATCGGCGCGTGCGCGGTGTGCAAGGTGCTGTATGATCTGCTGCCGTATATCGACAGGGGGTGCAGACGGTGAGACGGCACGACAAGCGCACGAGAGAGCAGCGCAAGGCGGACGAGGCGATGCTTTTTGCCGGTATCTGCCTGTTGCTGGCGGCGGTGCTCATCGCGGTCTCGGCGATGATGTGATGTACCGCTGCGAATGGTGCGGGCTGACCTTTGACGAGCCCGACGGCTTGCGCAGTCGCGAGAACCTTGACGGTGAGCGCGGCTACGTCCTCGTGACGGAAAAGTTCTGCCCAGACTGCGGCGCAGAGGAAATGTATTTTGAAGAATTGGAGGAGACCGAAGATGGATAACACCCTGATGAAAGTGACTCAACTCCCCGTGATCGAGGAGCATTTGAGGAGCCGGAAGGAGCAGACGGAGCAGCGCGTCGCAGAGGCAATGAGCCTTGTCTGCACCGACGAGACCTTAACCAGCGTGAAGAACATTCGCGCCGAAATGAACCGCGAGTTTGCCGATGCCGAGACCCAGCGCAAGGCCATTAAATCCGCAATCATGGAGAAGTACGACAGCTTCGAATCCGTCTACCGTGAGTGCATCGCCGACCCGTACAAGCGCGCCGACGCAGACCTGAAAGCCAAGATCGACGCGACGGAAAGCGAGATCAAGAGCCGCTGCGAGGAAATGCTGCTGGGCTATTTTCGGGAGCTGTGCGCGGTCAACGAGATCGACTTCCTTTCGTTCGGGCAGACCGGCGTTAAGGTCGATATGGCGAGCGCCAGAGCCAAGACGCCGAAGAAGCTCATGGAGCAGATCAAGCTAAAGGTGGACGGCGTGGCGCAGGACATGAAAACCATCGGCACGATGGGCGAGAACGCGCCGGAGATCATGGTGGAGTACAAAAATAACCTCGACCTCTCGCTTGCGATCTCCGTTGTCAACGAGCGTCACCGCCGCGCCGAGGAGGAGCGCGAGGCCGTGAAACGCCACACGGTTACTCCAGCAGCGCGCGCTGCTGGAGTAACCGTCGCAGCGGCCCCGCAGGTCGTCCCGAAGCGCGTGGAGCAGGCGGCGGTCGAACACCTCACGGTGTCGTTCCGCGTGACCGATACGCGCGAGCGCCTGCGCCTTTTGAAGCAATTCCTTGTCAGCAATGGCTATCAGTACGAATGATTATTTTAAGGAGGATATTACCATGAACGAAATGCAGACCTACAACAGCACCGAAGTTGTGAGCGCCAAGAGCGTGAACGCCGAAATGATGATCTCCCGTCAGGCGCAGGAGGTACAGGCGGCAATGGTCGTCGCCAAGCGTTTTCCCCGTGACGAGATCGAAGCGAACAACCGCATTCTCAACGCCTGCAAGCGCAAGAGCCTTGCCGAGCGCGCGATCTATGAATACCCGCGCGGCGGCGAGAACGTGACCGGCCCCTCGATCCGTCTCGCCGAGGTCATGGCGCAGAACTGGGGCAACCTCGACTTCGGCATTACCGAGCTGGAGCAGAAGAACGGCGAGAGTACCGTCATGGCCTACTGCTGGGATTTGGAGACCAACACCCGCCAGACGAAGATCTTCACCGTGCCGCATATCCGCTACACCAAGAAAGGCAGCGTTGCCCTCACCGACCCGCGCGACATCTATGAAATGGTCGCCAATCAGGGCGCGCGCCGTATGCGCGCGTGCATTCTTGGCATTATCCCCGGCGACGTGGTAGACGCCGCTCTTGCGGCGTGTACCAAGACGATGATGGGAAAGAGCGATGAACCCATGATCGACCGCGTACGCAAGATGGGACAGGCGTTCAAGGATGACTTCGGCGTACCGATGGAGTGCCTTGAAAAGTACATCGGCTGCAAGGCCGAAGCGTTCACGGCGCAGAGCATCGTGCGCCTGCGTAATGTGTATACCTCACTGAAAGAGGGACGCGCGAGCCGCGAGCAGTATTTTGATCTCCCGACCGTCGAAGTGGACGAGACCACAGGCGAGGTCAAGGACGAGCTGCCCGCTCCCGCTGACGCCCTCGGTACGCTGGACGACGGAAAGAGCGGCACCACCAAGCAGGTGAGCATGAATGATCTGTAAGGTCAAGGTCATTTCGACCGGCTCCAAGGGGAACGCCGTACTGCTGAATGATGAAATACTCATTGACTGCGGCGTTCCATTTCGGGAACTCGAACCATACTGCAAGGGATTGAGGCTCGTCCTGCTGACGCATGTTCACGGCGACCACTTCAACCCCGAGACCATCAAGCGCCTGCACTTCCTGCGCCCTGCGCTGCGCTGGTGCGTCCCTCCGTGGCTCATGGAACCGATGGGACGCATCGGCGTGGACCGCCGCGTGACCGACGAGGGCATGGCAGGCCATGTGCTGTTCTACTCCTGTTCCCTTCTCTACCCCGTCTGTGTGTCCTACAATTCCATTCCTCACGATGTCCCGAATTGTGCGTGGCATATCGAATTTGCAAACGGCGAGCGCGTGTTCTATGCGACGGACTGCGCCTCGCTGGACGGCATTGTGGCGCAGGCCTATGACCTTTATCTGATCGAAGCCAACTACGGCGAAGAGGAGATACAGGAGCGCATGAAGCGCAAGCTGGAAGCGGGAGAATTCAGCTATGAGAGCCGCGCAATGGAGAGCCATCTATCCCGCGAGCAGGCGCACGCATGGATCGCCCAAAACGCCGCCATCGGCAAGAGCCACGTGCTCTATCTGCACCAACACCAAAGCGAGGAGGAATTGAAATGAGCATGAATCGAATCTGCCTGATGGGACGCATCGGGCGTGACTTGGAGCTGAAAAAAACGAACAGCGGCGTATCCGTTGTGTCGTTCCCTCTTGCCGTTGACCGCAACGGCAAGGATGGCGGCACAGACTGGATCGACATTGTAGCGTGGCGCGGAACGGCAGAAGTGCTCTGCAACTACGCCGGACGCGGGCGGTTGATCGGCGTCGAGGGGCGCTTGCAGATGCGCGACTGGACGGACAAAAATGGAAACAAGCGCAGGAGCTACGAGGTGCAGGCTGACAGCGTGTATTTCGCGGACAACAGGCGCTCGGAGGGTAATGATACCACCGCGCCGCAATACGCCGCAGAGAGCGCCGCAGGCGGCTTTGCAGAGGTCAGCGAGGACGACGGCGAGCTGCCGTTTTAAGGGAGTAGTCTATGGCAAAGAGCGGGATCGATTACTTTCCGCTTGATGTCACATTGAACGCAAAGTTTGAACTGATAGAAGCAGAATTTGGCTTGACAGGATTTGGTGTAGTCGTTCACTTGCTGCAAGAGATTTACGGCAAGGCGGGTTACTACATTGAATGGACAGAGGAGGTTGCGCTTTTGTTCGCCCGCAAGGTCGGGTTGGGTGGGAGCGTCGTTTCCGAAATAATAGAGGCTTCTATCAGACGAGGGATGTTCGACAAAGAGAAGTATGACAAGTACCACGTATTGACCTCTAAAGGCATACAGGAAAGGTACTTCGAGGCAGTCAGCCGCCGCAAAACTCTTGAAGTCGATTACAACATCCTTCTGGTTGATGTTGCCCAAATTTTGCCCAATGTTTACATTTCTGCGAAAAATGTAAACATTTTTTCAAAAAATGCTGACATCGAACGACAAAGTAAAGTAGAGAAAAGTAGAGTAGAGAAGAGTAAAGAAGAGTACATATTATGCGCTGAGCCGCAAGCGGCTGACGCGCCGCCGGTGATTTCTTTGCCGCTGAATGACGGGACTTTTTTCGACGTGTCGGAGAACGACAGGGCCAAATGGTCGCAGCTCTATCCGAACGTTGACGTTCTGCAACAGCTCAGAAACATGGCAGGGTGGTGCGATGCAAACCATACCAAGCGGAAGACACGCGGAGGGATTAAGCGTTTCATCACCGCTTGGCTTGCCAGAGAGCAGGACAAGGGCGGCAAAGCGCCGCAGAATAGGCCGTTTGTCGGCGGCGATGTATTCGCCGAGATGCTTGAGGAGGAAAAGAACCGTGGAAAGAGCTGACGTAATTAGCCTTTTAGGGCGTTTAAAGCAGGCTTATCCGCAGGCCTATGCCAAGATGACCCGCGCAGAAGCCGAAGAGCTGGTTTCCCTCTGGTCGGACATGCTGGGCAATGAAGACCCCGCCGAAGCGATGGACGCAGTGAATGCGCTGATCGCCGAGGATACGAGGGGATTCCCCCCGAAGGTCGGCCAAGTGCTTGCAAAGATCAGGGGTGCAGCTTCCCCGCGAGTCTCGGTGGCGTGGATGAAGCCATACATCGAGCGGACAGCCGAACAGGAGGCGTTCATGCCGAGCGTATCGCGTTATGCGAGAGAACACGGGCTGACGTGGGAAGCGGCAGCTGCCAAAATGGCAGGCGGTGCGCCGTGAGCGGGTATCGCGGGGGCATTTTCAAGTGCCCGTTTTACTCGCGGGACTACCGCGACTATCTCAACTGCGAGGGCGCACAAGTCAAGCTACCAAAAGAAGAGCTGGACGAATATACGCGGCGCTACTGCGCCAACGAAGAATGGCGGCGCTGCCCGATCGCTCGGGCGCTGACGCTGCACTACGAAAGGACGGAGAACCGATGAGCGAAAGAAACAGAGACAAGGTAAAACGGCTTGAGCACGAGCTCGGAAGATATCAGAAAAAAGTCGGCGAGCTGATGAAAGCAAATGCGAAGCTGCGCGAGGATATGAAGGGACTGAACCAGCTGCGCATGGCGTTCGATGCTTGGATTATCCAGATCGCGCTTTCCTACGGCGAGGCAGTGAAGGACCCCGACACGGGAGAAGATATCCCACGCATGAAGGCGCTCCACCTCGAAAGGCCGAAGGTGAACCCGCTGCTTGGGCAATACGAGATTCACCAGCGCGTCGATGAGAAGAACGTGATGCATATTGCGGTCGGCCTGCGGGATGATCCGTGCGATCACAATGGCGCAAAGGAGGCAGAGGAATGAGACTGGCTATCATGGACACCAACGCGTTCAACACGATTATCGCCGCCGTAAAGGGCGCGGTATCAGCGAGCATCAGTAGGCCGATGTACAAGAATATCCGGCTGGAATTTCGCAAGAAGAACAAGGCAGTTACGGCTATCGCCACAGACGGCGTCCGGCTTTTCGTGGAGCACGCGACCTGCTGCGAGGTCGAAGAGGATTTCGATTGCTACATCAAGCCGAGTATCCGCCTGCCACGCGGCAACTCCATGCGCTTGGAGCTGAAAGAACGGGACAAGACGGAAAGCGTGGTTGAGATCGAATGTCTCGGCTGCATCTTCGGTTTTGTTCAGCCGGTTGGAGCGTTTCTGGATTGGGAAAAAGTCCTGCCCAATGAACCGACATTCCGTATCGGCGTGAATGCCGAGTATCTTCTCTCGACGTTGCAGGCGGCAAAGGCCAGCGTCGGCGGTGCCTTCAAGCAGCCTGCTATTCTGGAATTCCGTGGGCCACTTGGGCCCATTACGATCAAGACCAACCACGAGGACGTCAAAATGGTCCTGCCAGTGCGAATCAGGGAGGCCGACGATGGCGCTGACATCAGCTGACCTCGCGAGGCTGGGGCCGCAGGCGCAGAAGCAGGTGCTTGACAAACTGGTGGGCGAACAGAAGTCGAAGAAAAGCAAGTACGGCAACCGCAAGGTTGTGCGCGACGGCATCAAGTTTGATTCCGAGCGCGAGGCGGCGCGGTTCGGCGAGCTGAAAGTGCTGCGCGCGATGGGCAAGATTCGCGATTTACGGTTGCAAGCGAATTTTACGCTCGTTGAGGGATACACGACCATCGAGGGCGAGAGAATCAAGCCGATGGTCTACCGCGCGGATTTTGTTTACGAGCGAGCAACTGGGCCGGACTGCAACGGCACGGTGCATTGGCTGCGCGAGGTCGAGGACGCAAAGGGCGTGAAAACGAAAGACTATCTGCTGAAAAAGAAACTGATGCAGGACAAGTACGGCATCACGATCCGCGAGGTGTGAGATGAGCTTTGAGCACTGCCACAGCTGTAAGCCGCCTACGAGGCACGTAGGCTGTCACGGCGATTGCCCGTACTATCAGGCGGATATCGCCAAGTACAACGAGGCGAAGGGAGAAGAAGCTCGCCAAACGCAGGAACGCGGTGCCTATTGGGGCGCGCGGCAGTTTAAGACGAGGCGCTATCAACGAACGAAATGAGGGAGCAAGAAAAGATGTTGACAGAAAAAGAGTTGGGCGAACGGCTCAAGAACGTTCGAAAAATGCGAAATATCAGCCAGTTTCGGATGGCCGATATGATGGGCACAGAACAGTCATTCATTGCCAAACTCGAAAAGGGCGCGAGCTATCCGAAGGTGTCGACGCTATATAGATACGCCGAATGCGTTGGCTTGACGTTGAGCGATATTCTGGCGGAATCCCCACCGGCGAAAAAAGGCATGCTGTCGCCGGAAGAGATCGGCGAGAACATCAAGAAATGGAGTGCGCTGCGGGGCATGAGTATCAAGGGGCTTGCAGAAAAGGCGGGATTATCGCGCAGTAGCATCTTAAACCTCAGAGAGGGACGATGCATCAGCTACATGCCGACGTATCAGTACATTGCCGAAGCACTGGGCGTGACCGTCGGGACGCTGCTCGGAGAGGTGCAGGAAAATGAGTGAGAACACGAACCACGTGCCGTTTAAGACGGTCGTATATCCGCAGCTCAAGAAAGCCTTGCAGTCATCGGGCATGACACCGCCGGAGTTGAGCAAGGAGATCGGCGTCTCCCCGCTCTGCGTGTGGAGATGGACAACGGGGAAGAACGAATTCAGCATCGGCGTTATCAAGGCAATTCTTGCGGTGACGGGGCTGACATTTGAAGAGGCTTTCGGGGAGGCGCGCGCATGAGCAAGATCATGAGACCGAGAACGCCGTTTGAGTTCTGCGTTTATCCGGCGCTCAAGGAAGCACTGGGAAAGACGAATTACAATCAAACCGAACTGGCGCAATCCCTCGGCGTGTCGCAGTTTACGGTGTCGGCGTGGGTGCGCGGCGACCGCGATGTGACGGTGAGGCTGCTGCTGGCGCTGGAAGAGATCACGGGGAAGCCGTTCCGGGAGCTGTTCGGGGAATGCGAGGGGCGGAGATGAAACATCTCGGCGATATTACGAAGATCAACGGCGCGGAAATCGAAGCTGTGGACGTTATCACGGGCGGCTCACCGTGCCAGGATTTGAGCATTGCAGGAAAACGCGCTGGATTGGCCGGTGCAAGGAGCGGATTGTTCATGGAACAGGTTCGCATCGTAAAGGAGATGAGAGAACATGACAGAGCGAATGGACGGACAGGTGACATGGTCAGACCTCGGTTTATGGTATGGGAAAACGTGCCCGGAGCATTCTCAAGCAACAAAGGGCGAGACTTCGCGGCAGTCCTCGAAGAGATCATCCGCATCGCAGAGCCGGAAGCCCCCAATATTGAAGTGCCTGAAAAAGGCTGGAACACCTGGGGGGGCTACCACGATGAAGTGGGAGGACGATGGAGCGTGGCTTGGCGAGTGCATGACGCGCAACACTGGGGAGTCCCCCAACGCCGCCGTCGTATCTCGGTTGTCGCAGATTTTGGAGGCGACACCGCAGGCGAAATACTCTTTGAGCGCAAAAGCGTGTCAGGGCATCCTGCGGAGAGCGGAACGGCGCGGGAAAGACTTGCCGGAAACGCTGAAAGCGGTGCTTCTTATGCAGTCCGAATTAGGGGGGGCTGTGACGGAGGAGGAAAAGGCTCTTTAGTGCAGGAGGACAAGAGCGGAACGCTCGGCATCGGCAACGACCAGACGATTTTCCAAAACTGTCTGACGCAGTGGGACTGCCAAAGCAAACGGATTTTTGGCACAGAGGGAGCATCCCCGACGCTACAAGGTGGCGTTGGCGGCGGAGTAAATAACCCGGCGATTTTCTGCATGGGAACACAGCAAGGCGGGGCCGAGGTACGAGGCGATGACCGTGCACCGACCTTGACCGCTTCCGCAGGCATGAGCGGGAACAACCAGCCGGTTGTATGCGCCGGGTTTAAGCTCGGCAACAGCGAGAAAGCGCGAAGCATCGGCTACGCCGAAGAGCAATCGCTAACGCTGAACGCGGAGTGCGGCGGCAACAAACCCGCGGTGGTTGCACTGGATATGTCGCACGCCTGCGATGTCATCAGAGACTGCGGCGAGGTCGTTCCGAGTTTGCAAGCAAGAATGGGAACAGGCGGCAACCAAGTGCCGCTGACGTATCAAATGCAGGGCTTCGGTGATTACCGAGAGGGGGACGTTGCAAGCAGTTGCAAGCAACGGGACTTTAAGGACGGAACAGACCTTGTGTGTTCCGTCGATTGTCGGAACTTTTGCGAGGGAGGAGAAACAAACGGTACATTGCAGGCCAAATCAAACGGCGGAATCAGCTACAATTTGCAGAATACCGTGAGAACGGGCATGGTGGTGCGCCGCCTTACCCCGATGGAGTGCGAACGGCTGCAAGGCTATCCGGACGGCTGGACGGACATAGGAGAGTGGTACGATGGTCAGACTGGCGAAGGCTATTGGGTCGATAGTCTTGGGAAGCGCCACAAAACAGCGGACAGCCCCCGCTATAAGGCGCTCGGCAATTCTATCGCGCTGCCGTTTTGGGACTTTTTGGCAAAGCGCATCAGCGCGCAATATTTGCGCCCTGTTACGATGGGCAGTTTATTTGACGGCATCGGCGGCTTTCCGCTGGTGTTCGAGCGGCACAACGGCAAAGGCACGGCACGCTGGGCAAGCGAGATCGAGGAGTTCCCCATTGTCGTAACAAAATTGAGATTTGGGGAGGAATGACCATGTACATTGGAGAACCATTCAGCTGGAAGCCTGCCGCCTTTGAGGGCAGTACCGGCATTATGAGCGTTACCACGAAAGAGACGACTGCGCACGGGCGCGTCGTCTACATCAACGAGGCGCACCGTTACTTTACGGCGGAGGCGGATATCAACGGGAAGAAGCTCAGAGAGAGCTTCATGTTTTAGGGAGGTGGAGTGATGGAACGACTGACGAAGCGTTTATCCAGTGGGGCTCCTACTTATAATTACCCTGCAAGTTGTTACTTTGGTGATGATTCTGGCCCAGACAGGATAGCGCAAAGTGCTTTTAGACAAAGATGTGTTGAACGGTTGGCCGATTACGAGGACACGGGGCGGACTCCGGAAGAAGTGACCGCGTTGGGAAACCTGTTTGATTACGCGCTGGAAGAATCGAAAACGCTGACAGAGCAGCTTGCATTGCTCAATCGCATCCGCGAGCTGGCCGAAGCCGACAAGAATGGCTGCGTAATAATCGTGCCGTGCAAGGTGGGCGACACGGTGTATTTTGCTTTGCTTGGAAAAATCATTGAGAAGCAGGTATTTAGCATCGTTGCATTTTCAAATTCCACAAGAATTTACTGTGGCGGAACCAGCGAATATTTCAGGCCAGAGGATATAGGGAAAACCTTCTTTCTTACCCGCGAGGAGGCTGAGAAAGCATTGGAGACGATGAAGAATGAGTAAGGCTGTTATGCTGAGCATCCGCCCTAAGTGGGTGGAGAAGATCGCCAACGGCGAAAAGACCATCGAAGTCAGAAAGACCAAGCCGAAACTGGACACGCCGTTCAAATGCTATATCTACTGCACGCTGCAAGGCTGTAACGAGTTTTTTCGAGTTGATCTTGGGCGTGATGTTGCTAAGTGGAACCGCGGCAAGTGGGCAGACCGCAAGGGCAATGTTATCGGGGAGTTTATCTGCGACCGGATTTATGAGCTTGCGCCTCTCAACCATGCGCCGGATGACGTAGAAAAGCAAGCCTGCCTGACGCGGGAAGAAATTGTGAACTACCTAAAGGGAACCGGCTATGGCTGGCATATTGTCGACCTGCGCATTTATGACCAGCCGCGGGAGTTGACGGAGTTCCGGCGAGCGTGCCCGAATAGTTGGTATTGTGAAAGCTGCGTAATGCACTGGGAAAACAACGGCACTTGCGGAAACGAGAGATTACAGATCAAGCGCCCGCCGCAGAGCTGGTGCTATGTGGAGGCGATGGACAATGGCTGAATACATTGAGCGAGAAGCGGCGATTGCGATAATTGAAGAAAAGCAATATGACGCTTGGGATGAGATTATTGATGCTTTAGAAAATATACCCGCCGCTGATGCTGTGCCGGTGGTGCACGCGCGGTGGGTCTCATTCTTGGACGGTGACCACATCATGCCGGAACGATATTACCGATGCTCACGTTGCGGCAGAGTAGAGAGTAGACGACAGCCGTATTGCCATTGCGGCGCGAAGATGGACGGAGGAGAAGAATAATGGCAAAGTATTTCAGAATTGCAGAGATTGACGCTACTACTTTTGAGCGCATGACTGGCGACGAGCTTGATTGCCTGCAAGTGGCACTGCTTGCGGATGATGGAAACGTGTATGTTGCTGTCGATGAAGATGGGCAAGATTGCATTGAGGTCGACATTGAAATGTTTGATGCGGACGGAGGTGAATGCGAATGATAGATAGCGTGATGAAGAACGTTGGCGCGGCGTTTATGCTTATCGGCGGCGTTGCGTTGGTGGCAATCGTTCTTGGATTGGCAGTCTATGCCGCCGGTTTGGCTTGGATAGCCGCAAGTAATAAGTGGAGGGATATTCTCCGAGCAGAGAGCCTGATCTACGAATACCGCATGAATAGAAAGGCATATATCGAGTGGAGGGGAAAAGCAAATAAGGCACAAGACAATGGAGGCACTCCATGCTGACGATCACGATTAAAGCCAACGTCCCCGCCGCCGACGCGCAGGGCATCAAGGAGCGAATCGCCATGGACATTGAGCGCTACGGCGACGTGAAGGTCGTGAGCATCGTGAGCGATAGAGGGCGAGAAGAACAGATGAAAATGGAAGGAGCCAAGCTATGAGCATCAACGTAAAGAAGTACACCAAAGAACAGATGGCGAAGATGATGGAGGACGCGCAGGAGAAGACTGCGGCGCTTGAAGCAGAGATCGCCGCGCTGAAAAACTGCATCGACAAGAAGAACGATCTGATTGCCGAGTATGCGAACCTAAAGGCGGAGATGCAGCGAAAGAACGTCGTCTTGACCGAGCAGATCGACCAGATGAACGGCGAGGCTATCAACAAGGCAAACGAGATCGCAAATCTGAAAGCGGACGCGGATGCGTTGCGAAACAAGCTTGCTGACACCGAAGCGGCGCTTGGGCGGGCGAACGACGATCTTGCTTTTAAAGGGACGGTCATTGATGTAATGCGGGACAAGCGCTACAACGCCGAGCAGCGCGCCAATTACGCAGAAGCCCACCCGTGGCGTAACCTGTGGGCGTGGCTCAAAAGAAAGCTCAAAATGGCATAAGAAGAGGCGGGGCGAAAGCCCTGCTTCTCTTTTTGCCGTGAGGGAGAACCCCTTTCTTTTCTTTTATATTTCTTTTCTTTCGGGAGAGGGTGCTATATGCAGGATGTATCTATGTTGTGTGTATGTAACTATACAAGGGAGAGCACAGGAAGAGGGAGAGAAAGTTTCCACGCCCGTGGTGAGAAATAAAAGATGGCGTGTTACCGTCGGAAATAGGAAGCTCGGTTCCCCGAGCGGGGGATAAGAATGCTGTGCGATAAGGCCGAGGACGGGGGGCTTGCAGCATAAAAAAGAAAGGCGGTGGCGGCATGGCAAAAGCAGGGTGTCATCCCAAATATGCGACGGTCGAAGAAATGCAGGCCGTCATTGACCAATACTTCGAGGATTGCAAGGGCGAGCCGATCATAGGGGACGATGGTATGCCAATCCTCGACAAATTCGGGCAGCCGTTTATCATTCATCAGCGCCCACCGACGGTGACGGGGCTCGCGCTTGCGCTGGGATTTACGAGCAGGCAGGCGCTGCTGAACTATCAGGCAAAGAAAGGATTCGTTGACACGGTTACGCGCGCGAAGTCTCGCATCGAGGCTTACGCAGAGGAACGGCTCTTCGACCGAGACGGCCAGCGTGGCGCTGAATTCAGCCTGAGATACAATTTCCGCTGGGTAAATGACGAGAAGAAGGAAGACGGCGGAGAGAGCGTGTGCGGCGTGGCAGAGCTGCCCGCGGTGATGCCTGCTCCGCAGGACGCGGGAGGTGATGCGAATGGCGAAGCGTAGCGTGGTATGGAAGCCGCAGCCCAAGCAGGCGCTCTTTATGAGCCGCTGGGAGGACGAGGCACTATACGGCGGCGCAGCCGGTTAGGCGGGGGGAAATCCGATGCGTTGGTCATCGAGGCATTGCGTCAAGTAAATATCCCGTATTACAAGGCAATCATCCTGCGAAAGACCTTCCCACAGCTTGCCGAGCTCATTGACAAGACGCTGAACTACTACCCGCGTATCTATCCGGGCGCGCGCTACAACGGCAGCAGCCACACATGGACATTCCCGAGCGGGGCAAAAATCATCTTCGGCTCGATGCAGTATGCAAAGGACAAGATCAAGTATCAGGGACAGGCGTATGACTTTATCGCATTCGACGAGCTGACCCACTTTACATGGGAAGAATACAGCTACCTCTTTTCCCGCAACCGACCGAACGGGCCGGGGACGCGGGTGTATATCCGCAGCACGGCGAACCCCGGCGGTGTGGGGCACGGATGGGTCAAGGAACGTTTCATCACGGCAGCGCCTCCGATGAGGACCATCCGCGAGGATGCCGTCGTGCGCTTTCCAGATGGGCACGAAGAACATCGGCAGAAGAGCCGCATCTTTGTTCCGAGCACGGTATTCGACAATAAGATACTGCTCAAGAACGACGACAGCTATTTGACGCGCCTTGCGTCGATGCCGGAGGCGGAGAAGAACGCACTGCTCTACGGCGATTGGGATACGTTCTCCGGGCAGGTGTTTACCGAGTGGCGCAATGACAACGAACACTACCGCGACCGCATCCATACGCACGTCATCGCGCCGTTCCAAATCCCACGCGAGTGGCCAATCTGGTGCGCAATGGACTGGGGCTATTCAAGGCCGTTTGCCATCGGCTGGTTCGCGGTCGACCAAGATAGGCGGCTCTACCACATCCGGGAATATTACGGCTGCACGGGCACACCGAACGAGGGCGTGAAGATGGAACCGACGGCAGTGGCCCGCGAGATGAAGCGCATTGAGGCAGAAGACCCGAATCTCAAGGGGCGGCACATCTTCCGTGTGGGCGACCCCGCGATCTGGGGCACGCAGGGTACGGAGAGCATCGGCTCGCTCTTTGAGCGCGAGCGCGTCTACTTCGAGAAGGGGGATAACGCCCGCATCGACGGCAAGATGCAGCTGCACAACCGATTCGCGTTTGATGAGAACGGCGTGCCGATGCTGTATATCTTCGATACGTGCAAGAATTTCATCCGAACGGTTCCAAACCTCGTTTATGACGAAAAGGACGTTGAGGACGTGAACACCGAGCAGGAGGATCATATCTACGACATGACACGCTATGTGTGCATGGAGAATCCCATTGCGGCGCGGGTAAATAAGCCGCCGAAGCCGGTCTTGTACGACCCGCTGGACATCAATACGCCGAGCTACGACAAATATGCGTGGTTCCAACACAACTGACAGGAGGGGGAAGACATGGCAGGAACGAGAAAATTCCCGCAGACGCAGCAGCAGGCCGACGCGGCTGGCGCTGCTGCGATGTTGGATGCAAAGGCAGAAGCGCCGCTTGTAGGCGCATTCCGCGACAGCGACGCGGCGATGAGCAGCGGCGCAGCCATCGGCAGCAAGGAGATCGGTGACGCCGTAGAAACGCTGCAAAAGTACAAGCAGGGCAAGAGCAACTTCGAGAATCGCATCATCAGCGAGGAGCGCTGGTGGAAGCTTCGGCATTGGGAGGATATCCGACGCGGGGCGAAAGACGCGGGGGAATCGCCCGAGCCTGCGAGTGCATGGCTGTTCAATTCGATCATGAATAAGCACGCCGACGCGATGGACAACTACCCCGAGCCCGTATGCCTGCCTCGCGAGCAGAGCGACGAGGAAAGCGCGCAGACGCTCTCGTCTGTGCTGCCGGTCATCATGGAATACAACGAATTTGACAGCACATACAGCTTCGAGTGGTGGGAAAAGCTCAAACACGGTGTGGCGCTCTATGGGGTGTTTTGGGACAAGGAGAAAGACAACGGGCTCGGCGACATCGCTATCGAGGGCATTGACCCGCTGAATATCTTCTGGGAGCCGGGTATTGAGGACATCCAGAAGAGCCGCAACGTGTTTACGGTGGCGCTCGTCGACCGCGACATCATCGAGGACGAATACCCGCAGTTTGCGGATAAGCTCAGCGGCAGCAGCATTGAAACGGCAAAATACGAGTACGACGACACAGTGGACACGAGCAACAAGGTCGCCGTGATCGACTGGTATTACCGCAAGAAGGCCACAGACGGGAGGACGGTACTGCACTACGCGAAGTTTATCGACGAGGAGCATATCATCTACGCCAGCGAAAATGACCCAGAATATGCGGAGGGCGGCTTCTACGAAGACGGCGAATATCCGTTCGTGTTTGACGTGCTGTTCCCAGAAAAGGGCACACCTGCGGGATTCGGATATACGGCCATTGCAAAGGACCCGCAGCTCTACATCGACAAGCTGTGGGGCAACATCCTCGAAACTTCAATGATGGGCAGCAAGCGCCGGTACTTTGCGAGTGAAAGCCTGAACATCAACGAAGAAGAGTTCCTTGACTGGCGCAAGCCGATCATCCACGTGTCCGGCCAGATCGACGAGAGCAGGCTCCGCGAAGTAACGACGCGCCCGCTCGATTCCATCTACGCGAATATCGTGCAGATGAAGATCGACGAGATGAAGGAAACGAGCGCAAACCGCGACGTTTCCAACGGCGGCACGTCCTCCGGCGCGACAGCTGCTGCGGCGATCAGCGCATTGCAGGAAGCGGGCAACAAGGCGAGCCGCGATATGATTTCGGCGTGCTACCGCGCGCAGGCGAAGATCGTGAAGCTGTGCATTGAGCGCATGCGGCAGTTCTACGACGCAGCGCGTACTTTCCGCATCACGAATGAAATGCCCTACGAGTATGCGCAGATCGGCGTGAACGAGCTCGGCGATCAGGTGACTGGTGTGGATAGCCTCGGCAATGACCTGTTCCGCAGGCCGGTCTTTGACATCAAGATCAAGGCGCAGAAGAAGAATCCCTTCTCCCGTGCGGAACAGAACGAGCGGGCAAAAGAGCTGTATTCGCTGGGATTCTTCTCCCCAGACAGGGCACAGGAAAGCATGATTGCGCTCGACATGATGGACTTCGAAGGAATCGACAAGATCAAGAGCCAGGTCAACGAGGGCGCGACGCTCTACAACGTCGTGCAGCAGCAGAGCGATCAGCTGCAAAAGGCGCTCGCGGTTATCCAGCAGCTTACGGGACAGGACATGGGCATCGGAACGGCGGGCGGCACGCAGAGTGGCGGCTCGACACGTAAGAGCGGCAGCGGTGGAATTGAGAGCAAGAACGCTGACGCACAGAGCGCACAGACGCCGTACATGCAGAAGCTTGCCGAACAGTCTAAGCCGAACATGGACACGGGAAGCAGCGCGGCAATGCCGGGGGTGTAAGTGCATGACGATGGTTCACATCGAGCACGAAATTGGTCGATACATGATCCTGTGCGAAGGACATTCGGCGGACGAGAAATGCTGCAATTACATCACGGGTGTGATGTATGCCTTCGGCGGCTATGTGAAGAACATGGAAGCTGAGGGAGAGTGCGAGGTCTATGGCTTCGAGATAGACGATGGTGCGCCGCGCTTCCTCATCCACTGCGGCGGCGACGAGCGCATCGAGGCGGCATTCATCGCCGCGTGCATCGGGCTCAAGCAGCTGGAAGACACGAGGCCGGACGCGATCTGCGTGCACGTCAAAGAGAATTAAAAAATTTTTCTCGCCCGTGGTGAGACGGAGGAAGCCGCATGTTACGCTTTAGGCGTGCGAGTGGCTTCCTCCTATTCATACGCCCGCGAGGGAGGGTCGGCGTTTTTCTTCATCTTTTCGCCGCTCTCCCCTCCCCTGCGGATGATGGGAAGCGCTGCACGGCCTACACGGAGGGCCGAATATCCGCGATTTGACAAGCAGGAGGGATACCATGAACCTCAAAACTACGCTTCGCGTGATCCTGAGTCTCTTTGATGGCGGCGCTGCCGCTGCGGGGGCCGCTGCCGGTGCATCGGGCGGCGCTGAGGGAGGCGCGAGCGCACAGGGCGAGACCACGAATGCAAGCTCTTCTCCCACCCGGAAGGGCAAAACGGGCGAATACGCCAACGTCGTGTTCGGCAAGCAGGAGACACCTGACGATACGGGGACCTCTTCTGGCGAGCCGAAGGGCGAGGGCGCGAAGATGCAGCAGCACGACGCCGGGGCTGCGGAAAAAGGCAGGGAAGACCTGAAAAAGGAGTTCCTTGACCTCGTAAACGGCAAATACAAGGACGTCTATACCGCGGAGACGCAGCGCATCATCAACCGCAGATTCGGCGAAGAGAAGGCCAAAGACCAGAAGATCGCAGATTCGCAGCCCATTATCGACACACTGATGCGCCATTATGGCGTGTCGGACGGCGATATGAGTAAGCTGCGTGCGGCTTTTGAGGGCGATGCGGCGCTCAACAGCGTGCTCTACAATGCGGAAGCGGAGAGCATGGGCATGAGCGTGGAACAGTACCGCGAGTATGCGCGGATGCAGCAGGAAAACGAAGCGCTCAAACGCCAGGAAGAAGACAGGCAGCGCCAGCAGAAAGCCGACGAGACTTATAACGACTGGATCCGTCAGGCGAGCGAGCTGGTCGGCACGGCGGACGCACCGGGCGAGTACCCTGACTTCGACCTCAAGCGCGAAGTCGCGGAGAATCCGCGTTTCATTGCGATGCTGCGTGCTGGCGTTCCTGTAAAAGACGCTTACGAGGTATCCCATTTAGGCGACATTCAGGCTCGTAGCGCGGCGAAAGCTGCGGCGGAGATGGAAAAGCGCGTGATGGACAATGTCCGCGCGAAAGGAATGCGCCCGAACGAGAATGGAACCACTTCCCAGCCGGGGGTCATTGTCAAGAGTGACCCGAGCAAATTCACGAAGGCCGACCGCGCAGAGATCGCAAGGCGCGTTCGGCGCGGCGAGCGCATCGTATTCTGATGCCCGCCTAATTTACCGACTGTAAGAAGGGAGACAAAACTCTATGAAGAAGTTCAAAGACATTTTCATTCTGCCCGTTATTCTGAGCCTGTTTGAGGGCCAGACGAACGTGACGACCGATGCCGGTCTCTCGGGCGAGATGAAGACCTACTACTGCGACACCCTGATCGACAACGCCGAACCCGAGCTGGTGCATGACCGCTTCGCGCAGAAGCGCAACATCCCCAAGGGCAAGGGCAAGGAAATCGAGTTCCGTAAGTATGATCCGCTGCCCAAGGCCTTGACGCCCATCACCGAAGGCGTGACGCCCAAGGGACGTAAGCTGTCCATGACCACGCTGACCGCGCAGGTCGACCAGTACGGCGATTTCGTCGAGATTTCCGATATCCTCGACCTGACCGCCATCGACAACAACCTGCAGGAAGCGACGGTGCTGCTCGGCTCTCAGGCGGGCCGCACGCTCGACACCATCACCCGCGAGGTCATCAACGGCGGCTCCAACGTCCAGTACGGCGAAGGTCAGGTGACGGGCCGTCATCTGCTCGTTGGCGGCGAGGCCGCGGGCAACCACTATTTCACGGTGCGCGCCGTCCGCAAGGCGGTTCGCTTCCTGAAAACCATGAACGCCCCGCGCTATGAGGGTTCTTACTGGGCCATCATTCACCCTGACTGTTCCTACGACATTCAGGATGACCCTGATTGGAAGCGCCCGCACGAGTACAAGGACACCAGCAACATCTACGACGACGAGATCGGCAAGATCGCGGGCGTCCGCTTTATCGAGACGACCGAAGCGAAGGTGTTCCACGCGGATGACCTGACTGAGGGCGCACGCGACCTGACCGTCAAGAGCGCATCCAGCAAGGTCTTGACCGTAAACGAGGCCATCACTACTGCTGACGCCGCAAAGTTGGCTGGCCGTGAGGTCGTCATCGGTGGTGCACTTCTTGAGATCGAGAGTGCCACGGCCGCGGGTGCTGGCAGCGCGACGATCACGTTGAAAGAAGCGCCTGCTGCCACCCCGACGGCGTCGACCACCATCTATCCGGGCGAAGCCGGTGCGAAGGGCCGCAACGTCTACTCCACCCTCATCATGGGCGCGGAGGCTTACGGTACGACCGAGCTGACCGGTGGTGGCCTTGAGCACATCGTCAAGCCGCTCGGCTCTGCCGGTACGGCTGACCCGCTGAACCAGCGTGCAACCGTCGGCTGGAAGGCGACCAAGGTCGCCGAACGTCTGGTTGAGGCGTATATGATTCGCGTGGAGACCACTTCTACGTTTGACGAGACCCCGCTGACCTAACCACCAAGGGGGCGGCTGTGAACGCCGCCCCCGCCACTGAAACGGAGGAAAGACCGATGAGCGAAGCAAAGAACGCCGTTGCGGCTGTGAACGCCGCCCCCGCGGGCGAGGAGTACGTCAGCGTCCGCCTGTTCAAGGACAGCGGCAAGTACAAGGATGACCTGCTGGTGTGCGTGAACGGCGAAAGCTGCCTGATTCAGCGCGGCGTGACCGTACAGGTCAAGAGAAAGTTCCTGTGGGCCATCCAGAACCAGATGAGACAGGATGCCTCGACCGCAAATCTCATCCAGACGATGAGCAGCGACTACGTTGAGAGCGCGAAGGCCCACAACGCGTAAGTGAATACGACCGCGAGACACGAAAAATGAGTTGCGACACGGCGCAGCAAGGGACGAAAAAGTCGCTCTTGCTGCGCCGTTTTCCATAAGAGAGGTGACAACATGGTTATTGAAAATGCTTACGCGCTCGAAGAGATCAAGCTCGGGCGCAGGGGCGAGAATCAGGCGCGCAAGGTCGTCTTTGACGTGCTGGGAAAGTGGCGCGAGGGCTATGGCGAGGGCGTGGCGAGCCTGATTGTGCAGCGAAACGGCGATGCGCAGCCGTATCCCGTGACGGTGACAGAAGAAGACGGCGCGCTCGTGTGGCTGGTATCGAGTGTTGATACGGCGGTGGCCGGTGAGGGCGCGGCAGAGCTGCGCTATACCGTTGGCGATACCATTGTGAAGAGCCAGATATATAAAACACGCGTGCGCGAAACGCTGGAAAACAGCGGAGAGGCACCGCCTCCGGCCTATCAAAGCTGGGTCGATGAAGTTTTGCGGGCGGCGGCGGATGCGGAGACGGCGGTTTCCAAGATGCCATACGTCGACGAGACCACGGGCAACTGGTTCAAGTGGGACGCCACGGCGGGCGCTTTTGCCGACACGGGTGTTGCCGCGACCGGTCCGCAGGGCGAAGTCGGCCCCAAGGGCGACACCGGCGCACAGGGACCAAAGGGCGACACAGGCTCGACCGGCCCCAAGGGCGACACGGGCGCAACCGGCGCACAGGGTCCAAAAGGCGAGACCGGCGCAACCGGCGCGACCGGTCCGCAGGGCCCCAAAGGTGAAACCGGCGCGCGCGGCCCGCAGGGAGAGCAGGGCATTCAAGGCGAGATTGGCCCCGCTGGCCCGCAGGGCACAAAGGGCGACAAGGGCGATGCCTTTACCTATTCCGACTTCACGGCGGCACAGCTTGCCGCGCTGAAAGGCGACAAGGGCGATACCGGCCCCCAAGGAGAGAAAGGTGACATCGGCGCGACCGGACCGACCGGCCCCGAAGGTCCGCGCGGCCCGAAGGGCGAACAAGGCCAGCAGGGGCAGACCGGCCCGCAAGGAGAGACGGGGCCAGCAGGCCCCAAAGGGGACACCGGCAAAGGCTTCAAGGTGCTGGGCTATTACGGCACGAAGGCTGCGCTGGACGCCGCGCAGAAAGCGACCGCAGCGGCGGGCGATGCCTACGGCGTGGGCACGGCGGAGCCCTACGACATCTACATTTTCGACGGTATTACCGGCGAGTTCATCAACAACGGCCCCTTGCAGGGCGCGAAAGGTGACACGGGGCCCGAGGGTCCGCAGGGCCCGAAAGGCGATCCCGGCGAGACTGGTCCTCAAGGCCCTGCCGGGGCGGATGGAGCCCCCGGCAAGGACGGCGCAAAGGGCGCGGACGGCCTGCCTGGGAAAGACGGCGCAGACGGTGCGCCGGGTAAGGACGGGACAAACGGACGTGACGGCGTGACGTTCACGCCGAGCATGAGCGACGACGGCGACCTGTCGTGGACGAACGACGGCGGCAAGGCGAATCCGCAGACCGTGAACCTCAAGGGCCCGAAGGGCGACACGGGCGCACGGGGGCCTGCCGGCACTGACGGCGCGAAGGGAGATACCGGACCAGAGGGGCCAAGGGGTCCGCAGGGTGAACAGGGCCCGCAGGGCAAGACTGGTCCGCAAGGTGAAACCGGCCCGCAAGGCCTGACGGGCCCGCAGGGCCCTGCCGGTGCGGACGGCGCGAAAGGTGCGACCTTTACCCCTGCTGTGTCCGCGGCGGGAGACCTGAGTTGGACGAACGACGGCGGGCTTGCGAATCCCGCGACGGTCAACATCAAAGGCCCCAAGGGAGACCAGGGCGAGCGGGGCGAGAAAGGCGATACCGGTGCGACCGGCCCGCAGGGCCCCGCAGGCCCCGTGAACGTGCCCTCCACCACCTCTCTCATCAAGGGCAACGGCTCGGGCGGGCTGGTGGCGGCAACGCGCGGCAGCGACTATATCGCAAGCGGCAACATCACCAAGCAGACGCTGGTTGCATCGGAGACCACGCCCACCGAGAACTACGCTATCAACTGGCTGTTCGGCTAAGGAGGCAGCATGGCTACATTTACTGTAGAGATAACGCCAGATTCTATCAACGGGACTATCGCCCACGCAACCGGAAAGTTTTCCGGAGGGTCAAGCAGCTATAAAGGTCAGCGGCGCATGGACGTTACCGTCAGCGGCGTCGGGACATTTTCTGCGTTATCGCCGGAGACAAGCGGCGGCGAAAACACTTTTTCTCTCGACATCACGGGACTGACGCCGGGGACAACGTACAACTGGAGCGCGTCACTTTACTACAAAAATACGTCCGGGGGTTGGGTGACAGCAGGATCGCAGTATGATAGAACTGGGAGCTTTACGACGAAAAGCGGAGCAGCCGCGGCGCACAAAACGATCATCAATGGCACTGCTTACGAAGTGAAGGGCGGGAAGTGCATGGTAAACGGCACGGTGTACAACATCCTCAAGGGCAGGACGCTTATCGACGGGACGGGGTATGATATTGCGCTGTCGAGCGCGGGGACAAAGATTGAGACGCTGAACGTGGGACAATCAGTATATGCAAATGTTGGTGGCGTGCGCAAGGAATTCATCGTTGTCCATCAGGGCTTGCCGAGCAGCCTGTATGATGCAAGCTGTGACGGAACTTGGCTGCTGATGAAGGACATTTACGATAACAGACAGTGGAATAGCCGGAATTCTAATGCTTACGAAACCAGCGATATCAACACTTATCTTAACGGACCATTTTTCAACCTATTTGACAGCAATATTCAAGGCATTATCAAACAAGTCAAGATCCCGTACCGTAAGAACGGCGGTTCTGGCGACGCAGACCAGAGCGGCGCAAATGGCCTGTCCGCGAAGATATTTTTGTTGTCGGGTTACGAAGTAGGCTGGACGACCAGTAACCACGAGCTTTTCCCACAGGATGGCACGAAGCTGTCCTACTTTGAATCTGGGACCGGCACGTCCGCCAACAAGAAGCGCACTGCGTACCTGAACGGCTCGGCCGCCATCTGGTGGCTCCGCTCCCCGAGCATCGGCTACACCGACAGGGTATGGCGCATCGGCGCCGGTGGCAGCTACGACTACAACAACGTATTCAGCTCGTTCGGTATCCGCCCCGCGCTCATTCTCCCGTCCGACGCTCTCGTGAACGACGAATTCGAACTTATCGCTTAAAGGAGTGAAACTATGGCAACATACATCAAAGTCAACAACACCGAGTACCCCGCGATCATCACAGGCGAGCACAAAGACCGCTCGTGGAACGGACGCGACACAAAGACCATCACGCTCACCATGTCCCACGACGCCGTGGAGGCGCTGCTGCCCGACAACACACCGTGGAGCATCGTCATGCGCGACATGGTGGATGTGCTGGACGAGCAGGGCAAGCCCACAGGCAAAACCAAAGAGGTCGTCAACGAGTACGACAACAGCGAGTACAGCCTTGCTGGCGACATCACCGACCACCGCGATGGCACCGTATCTATCAAGATGGGCAAGCCCACGGAGGCGGAGACCGCCGTCGGCGCGGTGGTCGCCCTCACGGGCGAGGTCGTGACCGTGGCGCGTGCCGCAGAGCTGCGACCGATGATTGAACAGGCTGCAAAGTCCTTTACGGATGCAGAGGCAGCTAAGTCTCCTGAGTTGGTTGCGCGGTGGGCAGACCACATCGGTGAGGTAGTTGCACCGGGAGACCGCATGAGTGACGCTGACAATGACGGCGTTCTGCGCGTGTATCGCGTCAACGATGACCACGGTCACACTACTCAGGCCGACTGGCCTCCGCACAGCACTCCTGCAATGTGGACTATCATTGACCTCGAGCATGCTGGTACCCAAGATGACCCCATCCCCGCAAGCCGCGGCATGGAGTACGAATACGGCAAGTACTACCTCGACAGCGAGGACGGTAAGACATACAAGTGCGAGCGTATCGGCGAGGCCGCGGGCGGCAAGATCGTCTTGCAGTATTTGCCGCATGAGCTGGCGGGGCAGTATTTCACGGAGGTCTAATGTATGAAAATGCTGAAAGCTATCCGTGACGCGGATGCGCTGCGGCCTAACAAATTGAGCACGCCGCGCAAGGCGGAAATCCTCATGGGGCTTGAGCACCGAATTGCCGAAATGATGGGGGTGGAAGCCCCCACCCTCAAGGTGAGCGTGGAGGATGACACCGCGAGTGTCGAAGACATGGAATTGCTGCTGGCGGACGGCCACAACGAGTGTTACCACCTGTATTTGGCAGCGCAGCTCGACGCTTACAATCAGGACAGCGCGCTCTATGCCAACGACCACGCCATTGCCAACGAGGCGGTGGCCGATGCTATGGCATGGTGGCGCAGGACCAACCGGAAAGAAAGCCGGGGCAACTGGAAGGTGTGATGACAAGTGCCGACGACATTTCAGCTGGTGGAGACGACCTTCCCGAACGGCGAAGGCAAAGACACGCAGGAGCAGATCAACGGGGTCTACGACTACCTTTTCGTGCTTCTGGAACAGCTTCGGTATACGCTTTTCAATCTGGACGGGAGCAACATCAATCAGAATGCACTGAGCGAGTTTATCAAGAATATTTCCGAGCCGATCTACGCCAAGATCGAAGATACGGACAAGAACGTAAATGAAATTTCCATTACAGCGAAAGGATTAGATGCTCGACTTAGCGATGCTGAGGGGGACATCACGCAGCTTGACACAACGGCAAAGGGCTTGCAGGCGAGCATTTCGAACCTCGACGGCGCGATCACAAACATCAAGGCCGACGTGAACGGCATCCGCGCGACGGTAAGCACCAAGATCGACGCGACGCAGGCACAGAGCATTTTCGACCAGAGCGCGACCGGCTTCACGCTGGGCGCGACGAGCGGCGAGAACGGCACGATCTTCAAACTCAACTACAACGGCGTGCAGGTGGCGAGCACGGGGACTGTCGATCTGCACGTCAAGGCAGTCAACATCGACGGCACTCTGACGGCGGGCGCGCTGCGCGGCGGGAGCGTAAGCCTGCTGGCCGGAGATACCCCTGTCGGCAGCATGGATCTTGCCTACACGGGCACGGGGCAGGTCGGCGTCGGTCTGACGGCGACCTATGGCGGCATGAAGATGCACGCAGCGGGAAATATCTTTCTTGAATCCAAGCTGGGGCCGTTTGCATTGATCGGAAAAGACGATGCCAGCGACTACCCTGTCGTCTCGCTCGGCGGCGGCTATCTGGTGCTGAGCGGCAACTACACGTTCGGCGCTTCGCCGCCGAGCAACGCGCCGTATGGCACGGTGTTTTTCATCGAGGAGTAAGGCATGGCGAGCTTTTATTGTACGCTATCACCGGTCGACGGAGACGGGACGCAGCTCAGCGTGTACGCCAAGTTTACGGGCGGCTCGGATGATTACACCTTTAAGCGGCTCATCGACGTGCGCATCACCGGCGTCGGAACATTTGAGTTCAATTCCACGGCAGTCGGCGGCGGGGAGAGCACATTCGTCGGCACGATCACGGGGCTATCGCCGGGGACGACATACGAGTGGGTGTGCAACCTCTATTATTGGGGCGGTGACTGGATCGTATCGGATTACTCCGACGAGGGTACCGCCACAACGTACAGCGGCGGCGGTGGCGGCGGCGGAAGCAGCGCGAAGGCGGTTATCAATGTCGGGACGTATGCCTATCCGAACTGGAAGAGATACCGCGCGATCGTCAACATCGGGACGTATTCCAACACAAATTGGCTATCGGTTCGACCGGTCAACAATTACGGGAGCTATTCGCAACCCGATTGGAGGTAAAGAGCATGAATGAAAAGATCAAGCAGGAAGCGGCGCACGCGATGCGCCTGATCGGCATTTTGAACGTCAACGGCGACGCGGTGGACGTGGTGGCGGCGGTGCGGCAGTCGCTTCGCAATATCGCAATGATCTGCGACGGCACGGAAGCGCCAGAGAAGAAAGAAAGCGAGGGCCCGGATGAGACTGCCTGAGATCACGGCATATACGAACCGGCGCGTGCAGCAAGAGAAATTCGGAGGCATCAACCACACGTTCGGTGCGGCGGGCGGCGAGCTCTACGACATGAAGAACCTGTCGGCGCGATACTTCCCGCTTCTTTCCCCCCGTGCGAGGCGCTATACCGTCCGCAAGGATATGGGGACTGCAAACGGCATTTTCAGTGCAGGAAAGCTCTACGAGGTATACGGAACGAAGCTCTACGTCAACGGCGAGGAGAAGTTGACGGTCGCAGACAGCGAAAAGACTTTCTGTGCACTGGGCGAGCGCGTGCTCATCTTCCCCGACAAGATCGTGTGTGAAAAGGACGGCACGATCAAGCCGATGGAGGCGAGCTACGCCGCGGCGGGGCTGAAATTCGGGAATGGCACGTATGCTGACGAAAAGGCGGCGGCAAACAGCATCACGACGACCGGCGCGGCGTTCCCGTTCAACGTGGGCGACGCCGTGACGATCTCGGGCTGCACAAAGGAGACCTACAACAACCGCACACCCATCATCCGGGAGATCAGCGAGGACAAAAAGACGCTGCGCTTTTATGAAAACACCTTCCGCCTGCCCGACGGGCAGGAAAGCATCACGGAGCCTGGAACAGTCACGCTCAATCGCAGCGTGCCCGACATGGATTTTGTCTGCACGAACGAGAACCGCGTGTGGGGATGCAAGGGCGACAGCATCTTTGCTTCAAAGCTCGGCGACCCGTACAACTGGAACGTGTTTGACGGGCTCTCCACGGATGCGTTCAGCGTGGAGAGCGGCACGGCAGGAGCGTTCACGGCGTGCGTGAGCTATCTTGGCTACCCGTGCTTTTTCAAAGAAGACAAAATATTCAAGATGTACGGCACGGTTCCGACAAACTTCCAACTCATGTCAAGCGCGGTGCTCGGTGTGATGAAGGGCAGCCACAAGAGCCTTGCTGTGGCGGGTGAAACGCTCTATTACCTCTCGATGGTCGGTATCATGGCGTACAGCGGCGGCATGCCGCGTTGCATTTCCCGCACGCTGGGCGACGATGTGCGCCTCTCTGACGCGGTGGGAGGGAGCGACGGCCTCAACTACTACGTGAGTCTGAAAGAGGATGGCAAGGCGGCGTTGTACTGCTACAGCAGCGAGAACGGCGTGTGGCATAAGGAAGATGCGCTTGCCGTGGTGCAAATGGCCTATTCGGGCGGTATCATGGCCTTAGTAGACGGCGGGTGCGTGCTGCTTGGAAATCCGGCAGATATCCCGACCGGCGCAACACGCGAGGGGGCTGTTATTAGCGAGGCGGAGTTTGCCGACTATGACGGCGGCTCATTCGACGCGAAGCACGTGCAGCGCGTACGGGCGCGGCTGGAATGCGAAAAGGGCACAACGGTCGTGTTCCTTGTCAAGTTTGACGGCGGCGCGTGGGAAGAGGTCGACCGCTGCGGGGCACAGGAGAAGGACGTTTTCACGCTCAACTGCCCGATCCGCCGCTGCGACCACTTTAGATTAAAAATCAAAGCCACAGGAGAATACCGGCTCTATGCGCTCGAGTACGAATACGTGACAGGCGGCAGAAAGTGAGGGGACAATGGCAGATAATTTCAAACACAAGAATACAGACCTGACGCTCATCAACGATTCGGGCGACCTTGATCTCATCCGGCAGTATACAGAGGCCTACAACAAGGCCTATGCCGAGGGAGACAAGGCGGGCCAGCAGGCGGCGCACGACGCAGCGGAGAAAATCCGCGCGAAGTACGACTATTCCGGCGGCGTGGACGGCAGCGAGTACATCAAACTCGGCACGGGCGCGAGCCCTGCAAAGGCTGACACAAGCTGGCTCGATAAGCTGGGCGACAGCAGCTACAACTACGACCAGAGCGGACAGATCAGTGCAAAGCTCGACGCGCTGCTGAATCGCACGCCGTTTTCCTACGACGCGGCGAGCGACCCGCTCTATCAGCAGTATCGCAAGCAGTACACGCGCGAGGCAGACCGCAGCGCTGAGGATGTGCTCGGCAAGGCGGCAGTGATGACGGGGGGGATGCCGTCCACGGCGGCGGTGGCAGCGAGCCAACAGGCGAGCGACTACCAGATGAGCCAGATGACGGACAAGATCCCCGAATTACAGCAGCTTGCCTATAGCATGTATCAGGATAAATTGAGCGGCGACCGCGCCGACCTGAATACGCTCATCGGCCTTGAGGACAACAACTACAACCGCTGGATGGCTGACCGAAACTACCTCTATCAGCTCGCGCGTGATCAGGTGGGCGACCAGCAGACGGCGGATGCGCTGGCGTATCAGAAGCAGCAGGACAAGCTGAACTATGACTACCAGAAGGAACGCGACGCCATCGAGGACGCACGCTATAATGCGGAATGGCAGTATAAATTGCAGCAGGCCGCGCAGCAGGCCGCGAGAAGAAATACCCGCGTCATCACCACGCCTACGGGCGGCGGCGAGGCGGATTATGATGGCTTGTTCGCAGCGGCGCAGGCAAGCGGCTATCCCAAGAGCTTTATCTCCAACAACTATAAGAAGTACGGCTTTTCCTCTTCAAGCAGTTTGTATGACGATTATGAGAGCTGGCTCGAGGGGCAGGGCGGCGGCAGCGGAAGCGGCAGCAGCGGCAAGACACTGCCGCAGGGTCAGTTTATTGCTCTACTGAGCGGATTCAACACGTCGCTGAAAAACGGTGAAGGCGAGCGTATCCTTTCGACGCTCGACAAGGCATGGCCGCTGATGACGAGTGATCAGAAGGCAGAAATGCAGAAGCTGCTGACGCAGTACGGCTATTCCTACGAGGAGGGCTAAATGGGACGATTAGTAAAAGCGAATCCGGAAGTGGAAGCGAGCAAGGGCCAGACGACGGTTGTTGGAACCGGCACGCACGGCAGGCTTGTGAGAACGGGGGATGTGAAGCGCACATCCCCTACGGGCAATGTGGTGCAGAAGAAGCCGACAGTGCAACCGAGCAAGGCGGCAACGATTCCCGCAAAGTCGAGCAGCCCCATGTTCCGCACGCGGCAGAATGTCGTGACGCCAAAAAATCAAAGCGCGCTTGCGCAGAATCTTGCGCAGGGGGCCTTACAGAAGAAGGACGCGAAGAACTACCAGAGCAAAGAAGCGTTCGAACAGCACGTGCAGGAGGTAAAAGCCCCCACGGTCGCGCAGCGCGTCGGCAACACCGTCAAGGGCGCGGCGAAAACCTATGGCGCGGGGCTCGTCAACCTTACCGGTATGGCGCAGACCGGCAGCGGATTGCAGCGACGCGAGGAAGCAAACACCGAAATTGCCCTGTGGGATCAGGATATCAAGGCACAGCGGGACGTGCTTGCAGACCCCAGCAGCACCGAAAGCGAGCGCGACACTGCTCGAAATGTCATTGCGGCACTGGAAGCGCGGAAAGCCGCATACCTAAAAGCTTACGGCGAGGGCGGCGAGGTGGAGCGCACGGCGGGCAACATCTACAAGGCCGCCGACCGACTCGCCGACAGCGGCGCAAAGGACATCAGCAAGGCAAAGCGCGATCTTGGCGGCGCGGGGCGGCTTGCAGTCGACGTTGGCGTGGCGGGCGCGCAGATGGGCATGGACGCGGCTCTCGGGCTTCTGACGGGTGGCAGTGCACTCCCTGCGATGTTTGTCCGCAGTACGGGCGGAAGCGCGCAGGAAGCACGCAGACAGGGCGCAACGCACGAGCAGCAGGTCAACTATGGCTTTGCAAGCGGCGCACTTAGCGTGGCAACCGAGAAGATCGGCAACGCGGCAGCGCCGTTCAAGAAAATGTTCGGCAGGGGCTTCTTAGATAGCGTCATCGAGCGCACGATGTCGGGGCTCAATAACAGCGCGGCGGGCAAGATCGCGCTGTCGTTCATTGAAGAGGGCGGCGAGGAAGTGATCGAGGATCTTGTCCAGCCCGCGCTGCAGATGATCTACAACGGCAAGACGCTCGGTGGGAGTTACAGCGAGCTGGAAGCGGCGGAGGTTCTGAATGACTTCCTTGTTGGCGGCATTCTCGGCGGTATTGGTGGCGGCGTGGAAGCTGCGGCAAACCGATTCGCGCGCTTTGATAACTCCCTGGGTGAGAGCGGGCGAAAAGCGATTCGCGGCTCGTATCAGGAGGGCAAGGACACGGCACAGCACGTGAAGGACTTTATCCCTGCCTACAATGCGGGCGTGGAGGGAAAGGCGAACCCGAACCCGACGAATGAGACGGCCTATGCAGGCTATGTCGCAGGGCAGAACGACGCGAAGGCCGAGGCGCGCAAGAAGACCTTTGCGCAGGAGAGCGACGGAGGCAGCGGCCTTGTCTATGATGACTACGTTTCACGTGAAATGGACAGTGCGACGGCAGACGAGATCAACACCGTTGCAAAGGCGCTCGGCGTGCGCGTGCGCATGGCTGACGCGGTGCGTGGCGGCACGGCTAACGGCGTCATCGAGGGCAACGAAATCCGCATTGCAAAGGATGCGCAGGACCCCGTGATGCAGGTCGTCGGCCATGAGTGGACACACCGTGTGCAGGAGCTTGCGCCCGAGCAGTACACGGCGTTCCGCGATGCCATTATGGAAGACCCCGACGTTGCCGAGGCGGCGAACATTCTGCATGAGCAGTATAACCGCATGGGCGTTGAGATCAGCGTGGATGAAGCGCTGGACGAGGCTGCAGCGAACTACGCGGGCGAGATGATCGCCAACACGGACGTGCTGAACGAGTTTATCCGCAGGCACAGCGAAGACCGCACGCTGCTTGAAAAGCTGCGTGACGCCATCCGCGAGATCGTGGGCAAGCTGACCGGCAAGGCGAAACAGCAGGCACAGACAGCGGAGGGGCTTTTGCAACAGGCATTTGAGGCGGCGGCGCAGAACAGCAAAAATGCCGCCACAGAGGGCGGCGTGCGCTTTGACTTAAAGGGTAAGAACAAGGACGGCGTCGAGGTCTACGAAACCGGCGAGGATGTCAAGAAAATGTCCTACAAAGAGCGCATGGAAGCCTTTATGGATATCATGCGCAACGAATACGCGGGGCGCACGGCCAAGTTCAGCGACGGCATCAACACCTACTACGCGAAGTTTGATGAAGCAGACCTTCGCAAGAATGTGTACGGCGATAAAAAATCCTCTCAAAAGGGATGGAAGGCGAAAATCAATACCGGAGCGGATGGCAGCATCTTTGAGCTTGTAGAAAACGCGACCTACAACGGAGGTAAAGCCGAGCAGGGGAAGAAAACGCAGGCACATCAAAATCTGACCGGCTGGGAGTATTTCGTCAAAACCGTGCAGATCGATGGACAGGTGTATGACCTGCTGGCAAATGTAAGAAAAAAGCCGGACGGAGAATTTGTCTACTCCATCCAGCTTAATGAAAATAAAGCATCGGCACCGCCCCTTCAGTACCGAAATGGTACAGCTAAAGCGAATAATCGCCCTGTTGGGGTGTCCACCAATGCTTCTGAAAGCAGTGTACCCCAAAACGGAGAGAATGTCAAGAAGCGTTATTCACTGAAAGAGTACACCGATGAAGAGAAGAAGCAGCACCGCAAGGACGCGGACGAGTATTTCGGGCATACCTACAAGTGGTCGGAGACCGGATACATCCTGACGAACGGCAAGAAACTTGACTTCTCCGGCAGGCACGAAGGAGGCCCCGGCGGATATCGCACGGTCGACCACCGTGACATCCGCGACGCGCTGGGCGATGACTACGGCGGCAGCGATTACAGCGGCAGCATGGTTCAGTTTATGAGCGAGGGCAATATCCGTATTTCGCCGGAAAGTGGCGGAATTAACCTCTCTGTTATGCCGACAAAGAATCAGCTCGATTCTCTTTCTGATTTTATCAGCCATAATCGCGGTGAGGTCATTCTTGACCTTGATACGCCTGACGGGCAGACGGTATCGAGCACGGAATACCCGCGCGGCACACACGCGAACAAGGTACTTGCGGACATCAAGGCCTATTTTGAGGACGGCACGACGCCGCAGGTATCGAGCCTTGCACAGTTCCTATCCCTCAAGGGCACTGAGAACGCGCAGGAGATCGCGGCGCTCAAGCGTGAGAATGAGACCTTGCGCCAGCGCGTGGACTACTGGAAGGGGCAGACGCGCCGCAGCGACGGCGTTCGCACCGACAGCAAGAGCGTGGAAAAGGCGGCGAAGGAGCTGACGCGCCGCTACGGGGCGGAGATCGAGGGCAGCGAGATCGAGGGCGACCTTGCAAGCCTGTATGACTACATTGCACGCGGCGGTGACGAGACCGGCGAGCTGACCTACACCGAGGCGAGAAGCCGCGCGGACGCCATCGCCCAGCGCATCGCAGAGAGCGCCATCGCAAAGGATGACGAGGTATACCGCGAGTATAGCGAGCTGCGCAAGTACCTGAAAGATACGAAGATCACGCTCTCCGCCGAGGACGCGGCGGCAATCACAGATTCTGCCGACTTCCGACGCAGCCTCTTTGGCAAGGTGAACCTCGGCAAGGGCGAGCATACGAACGTCGATCAGGTCTATTCTGAGCTGGCGGAAAGCTACCCTGAGTTTTTCAGCGAGACGCGCGAGAACAACGTGAGCGACCAGATTAGCCGCATCGCCGAGGTGGCGAACGAGCTGTACAGCGTCAGCGAGTATAACCCGTTTGAGGGCTATATGGGTCAGGCGGTCAGCGCCATTTCGAATGACATTATAGATCGATTCTTTGACCTGCCGCAGGCAAAGAAAACCTTTGCCGACGTGCAGGCAGAAAAGCTGGACGCGGCGAAAGCGGCAGGGCGCAAGGCCGCGGCGGACGCGAAACTCGCAGGCCAGATGGCCCAGGGACGCACGGACGCCGTAAAGTTGCGCCACACGCAGGAAGCCTTGCAGAAAGCTCGCACACAGCAGGCGGAAAAGCTGGATGCGCTGAAAGGCCGTTACCGTGAGAAGGACGCAACGCGCCGCGAGGGGCAGAAGCGCCGCGAGCTGCGCGCGAAGATCACGCGGCACGCAAAAGACCTGTCGAAGAAGCTGCTGCGCCCGACGGACACGAAGCACATCCCCGAGAATATGCGCTCGGCGGTGGCGACAGTGCTGAACAGCATCAATCAGGAAAGCGCCTACACCGTGGACGAAAGCGGCAAGCATGTCTATGACGGCAGCGGCACGCCGACGCAGCGCACGCAGGCATTCGAAGCACTCCGAGATCAGTATCAAGATATTCTTTCAGGGCGAGAGAAAGACGGCGACGACCTGGTCATTGACCCGTCGCTGCTGGGCACGGACGGCAAGGACGGCCTGCTTGGACAGGTTATCGGCATGAAGGACAAGCGGCTCTCTGAGCTGACGCGCGAAGAGCTTGGGACGATGTGGAAGACCATTCGCGCGGTGGAGAAATCCGTCTCGACGGCGGGCAAGGTGCTCTCCAAGAGCAAATTCGAGACCACAAAGCAGATGGCGGATGCCTTCAAGACCGACGTGAGCACGCGGCGGAAGAAGCTCGGCGGCAATACGACGATCAGCTTAGAGACGCCGTACACGTTCTTTGCCCACTACGGCGAGACGGGCAAGAGCATCTACCGGATGCTGCGCAATGCACAGGATTCTCAGGAGATCATGGCACGTGACATTGCCGAGAAGACGCGGAAGGTGCTTGGCGACGAGCTGGGCGAGGCGGGCTTCAAGGATATTGCTGGGAAGGCTATCCACGGCGACCTGAAAGGCGCGCTACGCGACGCGCGCGGCAGTGCCATCGGCAAGTGGGAGGCGGAGACGCACGACATCACCGTCGCAAACGGCGGTAAGCTGACACTGACGACGCCGCAGATCATGGAACTGTACCTTCTGAGCAAGCGCAAGCAGGCGCTTGGGCATCTGCTCGGCGGCGGCGTCATCCAGCCGGAGATCAAGAGCGCGGAGACCGGCAGGACGAAAGTGCCACGCGGCACGCAGCAGGTCTTTTTGACTGATGGCGATATCGAGCGCATCACGGGCAAGCTGACGGACGAGCAGAAGCGCGTGGCGGACGGCTTGCAGGAATTGACGGCGACTACGCTTGCCAAGTACGGCAACGACGCGAGCATGCAGGCCTACGGCTACCGCAAATTCACCGAGAAAAACTACTGGCCCATCAAGTCAGCAAAGGAAGCACTGCACAGCAACCTCGAGAAGGACAGTGGCAATGTGCGCTCCATCAAGAATATCGGCATGGCACAGCAGGTGACACCGAACGCGAACAACGCCGTGGAGCTGCGCAGCGTGTTTGATACGTTCGCCGACCATGCATCCGACATGATCGACTACGCAGCATGGCTCGCACCGATGGAGGATGCAAACCGTTTCTTCAACTTCCAGTACCGCAATGACGCGGGCAATAAGACCGGCGTGAGCGTCAAGGGCCTGCTCGACGAAAAGGGCGGCAAGGGCGCGCAGCAGTACTGGCAAAAACTGATGGGCGACATTCAGAACGGCATCGTTGTCAAGGACTTTGAACCGGGCACGGACAAGATGGGAAAGTTTGTCGGCAAATTCAAGGGCGCGTCTGTCGGCGCGAACATCCGTGTCGTCATCCAGCAGCCGACGGCGTTCTTCCGCGCGGCGGCGGTTCTCGATCCGAAGGACATGGCAAAGGGCATGACCGGCGGCGTGACGAAGGGGAGCGGCTGGGAGAAAGCACTTGAGCATTCCCCTATCGCAATGCGCAAGGACGTCGGCAGCTTTGATATCTCGTCACCGTACACGCTGAAAGACCGCTTCTACGGTAAAGAGGGCGTGACGAACAAACTGAACGACCTCGCTGGCGCTGCTGCGGGCAAGGCGGACGCCGCAACGTGGGGGAAGCTGTGGAACGCCTGCGAGTGGCAGGTGAAGCGTGAAAAGCCAGACGTCCGCGCGGGCAGCAACGAATTTTACAGCGCGGTCAACGATGTGTTCTCCGATATGATCGATCAGACGCAGGTCGTCGACGGAATCTTGCAGCGCAGCAACATCATGCGTGGCAAGAGCACCCTCTCGCAGCAGGCGACAGCCTTTATGGGCGAGCCCATCATGAGCCTGAACGTGCTGCTTCGCAGCTACGACAACTTCCGATATGAGGAGAACCCGGCGAAGCGCAGCAAGGCCCTCAAGACGCTGGGTCGCGCGGCGACGGCGCTGGTCGTTACGAATGTGGTGAATGCGCTGGCGCAGAGCATTGTCGACGGCCTGCGCGACGATGACCGCGACAAGGACTATTGGGAGAAGTTCTTCTCGGCTTTTACGGGCGTGGAGGGAGACGAGAAGAACGCGCTCGAGTTGATCGGCAACGTCGTGCTGAACGGCAACGTCGGCAGCAACATGAACCCCGTGGCGCAAATCCCATTCGCAAAGGATGTTCTCTCGCTTGCGCAGGGCTATGATGTGTCACGCCCTGACATGGAGGTCTTCTCCGATCTGATTAACGCGGCGAGAGCCTTTGTTGACAGCGCAGGCGGCGACGGCAAGAAGACACGCAAGGAGGCCACGCTCACGCTGTTGGCTGCGGCGAGCAAGATGTTTGGTCTGCCGGTTGCCAACATCAAGCGCGACCTTATGGCGACGCTGCGCACCATCGCACAGGCGAGTGGCAGCCTCGGCTTCCAGTATGAGGTGGAGAAGTTCAGTTACAATCTTGCCAGCAGCGACAACAGAAGCCGGTTTATCGGTATCCTCTATGATGCGCTGGAACAGGGCGGTTACGCGACCTATGAGCACGTGCGCCGCGACCTGATGGAGCAGATGGGGCTTGACGGCGAGAGCATCCAAAGCAGCCTCAAGACCCGCTACAACAAGAAGGTCGAGAGTGAGGCCAACTACTTGTTCCCGCAGAAGTCGCTTGACCTGCTGGGCATTCGCGGGAAGTACGCCTACGACAGCGGCGAGGACGAGGAGGAATTCAGCGCGGCGGACCTGAACGCGAGCTCGTACAGCAAGTACGAGACGCAGAAGGGCGAGGCCTACCGCGCGCAGGCTGACAAGGCAACGAGCAGCGGCGCGTTCTCCCGCCTCTCTGACGAGGGCAAAGACAAGGCGCTCGGCTACGTCGAGAGCTACGCAGAGGCAGTGGCGCTGAAAGAAAATTCCGGCGGGAAGTACGAGATCACGACCAAATGGATCCAGAATGCGCAGGAGGCGCAGAAGCAGTATCGCATCGCCCCCGGCGTGTTCGCGGCCTGCAAGGCGGCGGCGAGCGAGTGCGAAATGCTGAAGGACAAGGACGGCGACAGCATCGACTATAGCAAGGGCTTGCAGATCATGGAAATGCTGTTCCGCTCTGGGCTTAACGAGCAGCAGCGCACGGCGATGTACGAATATCTGGACGTGCCGAAGAAAATTCGCCATTGGAACCGCGCGCGGGTAGACGAGCAGCTTGCAATCGCACGGAAGAAAGCGGTGTAAAGAAAAAGAGCCTGTCGGGAATCCGACAGGTTCTTTTTCCCCGTGGTGAATTTGCGGAGGCGGCATGATAGGCTCAATGAAGAACACCATAAAAATAAGGGGGCGTGAAAAATGGACAATGCAAAGCACTACGATGATGCAGAGATCGCGCTGATCGAAAGCCGATGCAAGAGCAATACGCACCGCATCAACGAGCTGCAGGAGCACCAAACGGCGCTTGACAGGCTGGCAACGTCGGTCGAGGTGCTGGCAACCAAGCAGGAGACCGTCGAGGGCGACGTCAAAGAGATCAAAGAGGACGTGAAAGCCATCACGGGCAAGGCGGGAAAACGCTGGGACAGTCTGGTCGACAAGGCTCTCGCGGCGCTGGCGGGCGCGTTTATCGCGTGGCTGCTGGCAGGAGTCGCATTATGAAGAAGCTGAGAAAGCGGGACAAGTACGTCATCGCGGCAGTGCTCAACCTCTGTTGGTACTGCATTGCGGTGCTCGTATTGACCGCGCATGACAAGGTAGTGCCGGACAGTCTGACCGTCGCGTGGTTCGCCGCGTGGACGGCGGAACTGGGGCTGCTGGCGGGAATTAAAATCAAGGGAAAGGACGAATAACATGGAACTGATTCACAAGAGACTGGCAAACCTGATGAGCGTCAAGAGCATCGTAACGCTGGTGCTGACGGGCGTTTTCGCGTACATGGCGGTGACGGGCAACATCTCGCAGGACTTTATGACGATCTATGCGGTCATCATCGCGTTCTATTTCGGCACGCAGAGCCAGAAGACGCAGGACGTGATCGACAGCAAGGGTGACAGCGATGTATCACAGTAGGGACATTGCTGACCTGCGGGCGGACGTGCGCACAAACTGCGTCATTTTCCTCGACCTCTGCAAGGAGGCGGGGCTTTCGGTGCTCGTGACCGAGACAGTACGAGATGACGAGTACCAGCGCTATCTTGCTGCAAACGGCTACGCGGCAAAGACCGCGACGCGCCCGACGTTCCACGGCGTCAAGGCTGGGCTGGCGTTCGACATCTGCAAAAACGTTAAGGGGCATGAGTACGACGATCCGTCGTTCTTTGCACGCTGCGGGCAGATCGGCAAGCAGGTCGGATTTTCGTGGGGCGGCGATTGGAAGAAATTCCCGGACAAGCCGCATTTTCAGTGGGACGACCACCTCAGGTACACAGGGGGCATGATCTTGGCGGGCAAGTACCCGCCGGAAATGGAGGAGTACATGGACCAGGCAACGTTTAACAAGATGATGGACGCTTACCTTGCACAGCAGCGGACAAAACCAGTTTCGAGCTGGGCAAAACCTGTGTGGGATGCGGCAAAAGAGGAAGGTATCACAGACGGCACGGCTCCACAAGCGTTTATCACGCGGCAGGAAGCCGTGACGATGATCCAGAGAGCGACAAAATAACGGTGTCCTAATCGGGCACAGGAAGGAGCGGGCGGCGAAAGCCCACGCGCAAGCGCCTCTGCAAGCCCTACACGGGCATGGACAGTCAGCACAGGTCAATCCGCGCGCAATTATCCTCTATGGCCCCCAAGCGGGCCGTGGCGTATATCTTATCGTTTGAGCTGCCGCCCGATGAGGCGTACTGCCTTATTGAATGCGATGTGCGCGGGAAGAGCCGCGTCGAAGTCGCGGAGACACTGCACGTCTCACCGGAGTACGTGAAGACGCGGCGACGCCGGGCATACAGCAAAATCGCGGACGGCATCAAAAACACATAAAGAAGAGACCCTACAAAGACCTTTTTCAGGCTCTTTGCGGGGCCTCTTTTTCGTTATCATTGAGACAACAAAAGGAGGTGCGCGCATGGACCAGTTTGCAATTGCCGGATACAGCGGCGGAAACTGCATGATGTGTGTTATCGACAACGGTGATATTTTCCAGACCGACTATTTCGGCAACCGCCAGCAGCTCATCGGCAAGACCTCTTCGGCATACGCCGAGCTGGAAGCCACCACGCAGGAGTATTACGACAAGCTTGTTGAGCTGGGCGTCATCACTCCGCCCAAGACGCAGGAGGAGCTAATGGGCGAAATGCAGTCGGCTATGAGCGACATGGCTGCGGTCATCAAAAATCTGACCGATCAGGTAAAGGAGCTGAAGGAAAATGGACCTCAAGCAACTCTTAGCGGCAGCGGCGAGAATGTTTCCCAGCGCCGACCTGCAAGGCGCGGCGGAGAAAGCGGAGCAGGCGATCAGCGGGACGGTTGACACGCTGGAGGGCGTGCAGAGCACGGCGCGCAGGCTCGGCATTGATCCTGGTATCGCCGACAGCCTATATTCGCGCTACGGGCGCACAATGCAGGCGAAGGCCCTGTGCGGGCTTCTCGGCACGACCCCAGAGGCTTTGCGCTCTGACGCCAATAAAATACTCGGCGGCACACAAAACGGTTCACAGGCCCCGCAAAAGGGCAAAGCGGGGCACTCAACCAAATTCCCCCGGCTGAAATAGCTGTTGGAATAATTTTTGAGGAAAGGAGAATGCACCATGAACAACGATCAGAGCACCGGCATGAGCTGGCTCGCGGTACTGTTTATCATCATCGTCATCGCGGCGCTGTTTGGCGGCTTTGGCAACGGCTTTGGATTTGGACGCGGCAATATGCCGTATCCCGTCAATGACACCGGCTGCAACCGCGTGAGCAACTGCGAGGTCGAAAAGCAGGGGATCATCGACACGTCCCGCACGCAGTATCTCATCGAGCAGCAGAGCAACGACACGCGCATGGCAATCAACGCCAGCACTGAGGCGATCACCAGTCAGGCCAGCCGCATCTACGAGCAGCGCCTGCAGGAGACCATCTTCGACCTCAAGATGGAGAACCAGAACCTCAAGAACGGCATCTTCACCAAGGAGCAGACAGACGCCCTGGCGGCGAAGATCTCCGATTGCTGCTGCGGTTTCAACCGCCGTCTGGATGCGATCGAGGGCCGCATGCTGACCAAGCCCGCACTGTACGGCGTGGCTTCGACCTGCGCAGGCCAGATCATCCCCGCGTCTTGCGGCTGCAACGGCAACGTCAACCTTTAAGACCATATTCCCCGCTCGGGGGACATGGCAGGCCCCTATGGCCGGGTAACAGGCGGGGCAATAGCCCCGCCTATTTTTTATGGAAGGAGAATAAAAATGTCTTGTAAATCTGCTCTTTACGCTGCCATGCAGACGCCTACCGCTGTCGCGGTCGACGGCGTCATTCCTCTTGGCAGCCTTATCCGCCGCTACGGCTGCGACGTGGCCCTCAACGGCAACGCTGTCAACATCACCGGCGCTGGCTACTACGATGTCGACGCCTCGGTCACCGTCACGCCTGCCGCTGCCGGAACCGTCACCGTTACACTCTACAAGGACGGCGTCGCCGTCCCCGGCGCGACCGCCTCGGCGACTGCCGCCGCCAACGGCACGGTCGATCTCAGCATTCCGGCGCTTGTGCGTCAGGTCTGCTGCGCGGAAGGGTCTGCTCTGACGCTGGTACTCGCCGGTGCCGCTGCTACGGTCAATAATGTGGCGCTGCGCGTGCAGCGGATCTGAGAGGTGCGCGATGGTGCAGCTCTTGATCGGGATGCTGCTTGGCGCGATGGTGGCCACGCCCACAGGGCGCAGCATCGGCAATCAGATCGGCGACGCGGCACTGGCGGAGATCAAAAAAGCAATGCCGAAGCCGACCGCAGAAAGCGAGGAAGAAAATGAAACTCATTGAAAAACTGTCGGCGATGGTCGACGAGGAAATCGAGGACGCGATGAAGTACGCGAAATGCGCCCTCGAGTACAAGGACGAATGTCCTGCTCTTGCGAAAACTTTTTACGAGCTTTCCGGTGAAGAGATGCATCACATGACGATGCTACACGCTGAGGTCGCCGGCGTCATCCAGAAGTATAAGCAGGAGAAGGGCGAGCCGCCCGAGGGCATGAAGTGTCTCTATGACTATCTGCACAGGAAGCAGATCGAGAGAGCTGCCGAGGTTCGGACGATGCAAGGGATGTTTCGAGAGGGATGAGCGAGCCCAAAAAATGATGCACTATTAGCCAAAAAGGCCTCTGCCCGCAATGGGTAGAGGCCTTTTATGCGAGGGTAACTGCGGGGGTAACAGGATAGAAATATTGGGCATAATCGAGAATTTGCCAGAATAGTCTAAATATGAAAAAACCTCGGAACCGCAACGGTTTCGAGGTTTTCTTGGTCCGAGTGGCGAGACTTGAACTCACGGCCTCTTGACCCCCAGTCACCGAAAAACGACGGAATATCAACGGGAAATCGTTCGATGGGGGTAACG